AAATGGAAAACCTACCATTATGTTCTGCCATGCATCTGCATATTCCTTACCAAACCAAGTTGACAGTATTAGTTTTTCAATAGCTATCGGAAATCTATCCGTAGCGGTTGTTAAATCAATACTGTGAAAGCTAGAACCCTTTCGAGGTACTAGTTTTCCTAACCACTTTGTTTGGTTATGGGTGCAATCCTGGTTAATTCTAGAGAGAAATCTATATAGGTAATTGTGCAAAGGGCGTAAGCCTGATTGCGACCAATAATCTAATATAGCTACTTCTCTAGTCTTCCCTTCTTTATCTCTGATTGCCACAATCTTTCTAAATTCTTTGCCCTTTGCAGGAGCATAGAACTGGAAAAACCGAGGTATTCTTAGATAAAGATCGAGAAACCGATTCATAAGATCACCTAACTTGTTACCTGCAATTTTTATTATATCTAATTGGAGGTTACAAGGTATATGATATATGTCCCAAAAAGAAGACCATAAGGCATGATGCCCTGTAGGTCCTGTTTTTGAAGTCATATGAAAAGCCTTAAACGTTAAACGTTTAGGTATTTTCCCAATATGAGTTGGATTAACCCCTAAAACTTCTTTGAGGAAAGGTCGAACATAAGATTGAATCGATAAGAGGGTACCAACATAGTTGGGCTCCTTCTCAATGCTTTCGAATGATGGATCTTCCTTTAACCTAATAAATCTTGTGCTGTATGTAACCGATAAAATTAGCCTTATTAAAGGGTAGTTTAACGAGTTATCACAGAGACTTGATTTAAAAGGTAAAAGAGCTTTAGGCAGATAGTTTTGAACTCCGCTTCCTAAATTTCCTAAATAGGAAATTAAAGAAGATCGAAGATGTTTAGAATATAAAATTGCTTGGCTTGCGCCTCGCGTATTATAAACTAAAGCAATCTTTGATAGAACCTTTTGCAATAACAAGGTTTCGGTTGAACTAGCTTTCGCTAGCCTACTAAGCCAAGTTAAAATAGATTTGAATAGCTTAAGGGGAAACCCTTTAAGTTTTCTAAGTTTAAATTTTTTAATTTTAGAATTCTTACTATTCAAAGATCTATTTATCATTGGGTTGTATTACCAATGGTAGCCCTTTAAAGAAACGGACTCGGCGTTAGGTGGTAAACCTAATGCAGCTTTTCCCTTAAG